ATTAATCGTCAGAAAATAGGATCACAAAGACAGAAAAATGAAATGATACGGGCTGGTGTTTCTGATCCTACGTCATTTCGATTACAAAACCAAAAATATCTTGATCAACAAGATAAAGAATTAAATTCTCCTACAGGAATACAACCACAATCTACACAAGATTCTTCTTTATATAATCAATTATATCAAATACCACAACAACAACAAAAACCTTCTTATCAATTTGGTACAGAAGGTTATACCACTAAAGATATAGGTAATGGTCAATATGATATATACTCCTCTGCTGGAGATAATATTGGTAGAGGTTATAAAAGTTTAGCTGAATCTATTGGAGATTATACAAAAAAATATGATTTATCTTCAAGGGAATTAGGTAGAGTAAGACAGAATCCTTTTTTAGAAGAACGACGTTGGGGTTATAATCAAGAAACAGGCGAAGCTCCTCTTGATGTTACTTCTATGTCAGATTCTGATTATCTTGATTATATAAAAAATAATTATGGTATAGGAAGAGATCCAGCTTATGACCAACAACAATTAGAAAAAACTCCTATAATAGACCAATGGGATACATTAAGTAGATTACTTAATGGGTCCTTTCGGAGAAATACTTATGGTCTAAATCCAGAATCTATTGCTCCTAATAATGATTTAACTATTAAAGGTTTGAATACATTATATGGATCTACTCCTGTTATTTCTAATAATAAAGTTATTGGATATAAACTTCCTATAAATTTAATGGATGAGGGTGATTATGGATATGTTGATCCTCTTCATAAAAGATTAGCAGATGAACATGGTTCAACAAGATGGTTTTTAGAAGAAGGTAGAAATTATTTAGAACCTGATACCTGGAATAAAATGCTTACAGGTATTGATAAAAACAATGCATTTGTTTCTGTTAATGATGCTCCAAATCTTCCTGGATTTCTTGAAACCCATAATGAAGATTATATGCATCAAACTCATGTTAATCCTTTAGTAAAAGCTCTTGGAGCTGTTTTATCTTTTACACCTTTAGCACCATTAGGTGTAGCAATTTCTACAATAGGAAATGCTGTTGAAAGTAATGGAAATCCTGCTAGTGTTTTATCTTCTATGTTTGGCGGTGCTTTAAATTTAGGAGGTGCTGGAGGTGCATTAGGTAGTAGTCTTGGTATAGGAGAAAAAGCAGGAAATGCTCTTATTTCAGGAACATCTAAAATTGCTCAAGGTTTAGCTACACATAAAGGAATAGGTACTTCTATTTTAAATGGTTTAGGTTCTGCTGGTGGATCTTATCTTGGAGGAGAAATAGGTAATTCTTTAGAACCTGATTTAGGTAAATTTGGTTCTAATGTAATAGGGAATACTACTGGAGGAGCTTTACAGAATCTAATTACTCATAAAAATATAGGTACTGGTGCTGCTCTTGGTGGTTTATCTGGAGGTCTTGGTAGTTTTCTTAGTACAATGACAGATACAGGTAATCCTACACAAGATCAAAAACAACAACAAGCTAATCAAAGTTTATCAAAAACTATCGTGAATCTTGTTAATGCTAAACGAATGAAGAGATTTTAATGCCACAACAACGACAACCAATAGGAACTCCTCTTAATGTTAGATTACCTTTAATAGGTTCTTTTACAAATAGAAATGAGTTAGGAACAAAAGATCAAAGATTTGTTAATGTTTTTCCTGAAACAAGAAAAATAGAGCAAATCGAAGCAACAAAGATTTTTTTAAATAAAAGACCTGGTACAGTTATGTATAAGGATTTTGTTACTGATATTACTGATGGAATTGGCCGAGGTATTATTTATTTTAATAATAAACTATATGTAGGTTTTAAAGATAAAATATACGAAGACGGTTCTCCTCCAACTGTAAAAATAACCATGAGTACCACAATAGGTAAATTAGGAATAGTTCTTTGTAATTCTTCTATAATAGGAGATTATTTATTTATATGTGATGGTACTGATGGATGGATTATAGATACATCTGGTACTGTAACAAATGCAAATGCTGGTAATGATGGTACTCATCATTTTCCTACTCCTCATGTACCAACACCCACATTCATTGATGGTTATGTATGTTTAGCAAAAGGTTCTGATATTTATACATGTACTGTTGATGAACCTACAAAATGGCTTGATAGTGATTTTATATCTGCGGAAACATTTCCTGATCCTTTAGTAGGACTAGCTCGACAGAATAATCAAGTAGTTGCTTTTGGTACAACTTCCATAGAATTCTTTTACGATGCTGCTAATGCTTCTGGTTCTCCTCTCAGTAAGAATGAAGCTGCTGTTATTCAAACAGGTTGTGGAGCACCACATGCAATTTATCAAAATGAAAAATATTGTGCATTTATTGGTCAATCAGATTCTGGTGGTAGAGCAGTATGGTTTATTGAAGGTTTTAGTCCTAAGAGAGTATCAGATGAGTTTATAGATAGAATTCTTGATAAAGAAACAGATCTTATAAATTGTTCTGGTTATGGTTTCCGTGTAATGGGGCATATGTTTTATCTTATTAATTTAATAAGTTCTAATAGAACTTTAGTTTATGATATAGATGAAAAATTATGGCATGAATGGGGAGCATATTCTATTGGTGTTAATGAAGTATTTAATGCTAATCATGCAACAGATACAGAAAATGGTATTGTGTATTTATTAATTGGTTCTTCTCCTGATTGCTCTGTATTTACTCTTGATCCAGATACTTATGATGATGTTTTTGGTCCTATTATAATAGAAATAGTTACAAATAAATATGACATGGATACATATAAAAGAAAATTCATGTCTTCATTAAAACCTGTAGGTGATATAGAATCTTCTGGATTACTTAATATATCTTGGACAGATGATGATTATCAAACATTTACAACTCCTGTTCAAATAGATTTATCTTCTACATTTCCTAATGTACCTAAGTTAGGATCATATAGACGAAGAGCTTTTAAATTAACACATCAATCTACAGCACCTCTTCGACTAGAATCTCTTGATGTAACTTATACAGAAGGTATTTCATAATGGCTGCACTACCCCCACCTCCTATTAATGATAAACCAGGTTCTTTTACATGGCTTGAATGGTATAGACAATTACGTAATTATATATCTACATCAGGTTCTGTTCCTTGGTATATAATTAATTTTGCAGGTTCTAATATAACTGATCTTGCTGTTTATTTACATAACTCTATGCAAGGATTACAAGGTGGTATTACAAATGAAAAATATCATTTATCTGCTTTGGAAAATACAGCTTTAGTTAATTCAACACAAGATACATGGACTCCTACATTTACATCATTAACTGTTGTTAATGGTACAGGAGGAGCAACTTATACAGGTAGATATTCTCGTATAGGTAGAACTGTTTTTTATACTGTAACTATTACATGTACCGGAACAGCAACAACAGCAGCTACAGCAGGTACTACATATTGTACTTTACCAGTAGCTGCTGTTGTAGATGATACAGTAACTATAGCTAATGCTACTACTAATTTAGGTATAGGTAATGGATATTTAGATTCAACAAATGATCGTTGTTATCCCTGTACATGGGCTGCAACTGGTAATAAAATAATAATTTCAGGGAAGTACGAGGTTTAATATGGCATGGGACACAGAAGATTATCAAGATGCACCAACAGAAGATTGGAATGCAGATAATTGGGATAATAATAATTTAGATTCAGGTAGTAATATAGGGGATGGTAGTCCTCAATTAAACTATCCAGATAATTCTACTTTTAATTTTGGTAATTGGGATACTACATATCCTAATGATGGCGGTTATCAAGGATTAAGTAATTTGTTTCAAATGAATAATGGTGTTTCTAATTTTGGTAGTCCTGTGTTAAATACACAAGCAGATTATCAATTTGATAATCAACAAAATTCTTTACCTCCATTAAATGATATTAGACAAAGTGCTAATATTCCTTTTTCAGATTCACTTACAAAAATGCTTAGTGGATTTGTTAATTCTTTCCTGGGGGGTTTAGGTGGAATAGGTAATAAAGGAATGGCTTCTGGTTTAGGAGCATTAGTTGAAGGTCGTCAGAATAAACAAAATGCACAACAAGCTCAAAATATTATACAACAACAACAAGCTGCTGCAGATCCATTTGCTTCTCAACGTCCTTTCTATCAACAACAAATGCAACAAGCAGTAACTAATCCTTATTCTATACCAATTGTTAGGGATCAAATCGCACAACTTCAAGCTGCACAAGCACGTAAAGATGCTGCTGCCGGTCGTCGTTCTAATTCTGCAGGAAGCAATCCTGCACTTTTAGCAGAAGCTGCAAAGATTGCACAAAATTATATGACATCTATGGCACAACCTGCAGGTGCTAATTTTAGACCAGATACAGCAGGACTTAGAGAATTACTTGCTGCCAACCAACAAAAAACTAATGGTTATTTATCTCCATTAATGTCTGCACTTGGTTATAATACAGGTACTGCTACTAATTCTAATATGATGAACAATGCACAACAACAATCTACTCTAGGTAATCTACTTAAAGTTCTTGCTATGAGTGCATCTCCACAAGCACAAGGATAATACAATGGCTTTTCCTCAAATTGAAACAGGTTACAAACCAGAGTTTGGTCTTGGTGCATTGTATCAGGGGTTTAATGCAGCTAATGCTGATCAAATGTCTGAACAAGATATATTAAAAGCTTTTCTTGCAAACCAACGAGAACAACAACAACAACCCTTGGATACTTTAATTAAACAATGGGATGCCGCCCATGCACAGGATAAGTTAAATAATCCTGAGTATAGGAATTCAATGTTACAAGGTTATATGGGA